ACGCGCACGCAGCACCGAATGGCGACGGCGATTGAGGACGCGGGGTTTGAGATCCGGGATATGATTGCGTGGGTCTACGGAAGTGGGTTTAGCAAGTCGATGGATGTGTCAAAGGCGATTGATAAAGGCGAGGGCGAGAACAGAAACAGGCAGTTGCAATTTACAACATGGATGCGAAGCACGGGCATCACAGCGCAGCGGATTGCTGAAGCCACCGGAACGAGCATGGCAAGCCATTACCTGACAGCAGGCAGCCAGCCAGCCATTGCGACAGCGGATCTGTTCGACAAGATGCGACCGTATTTGCCAGAGGTGCCGGAGGAGATTGAACGACTGGTGGCGGAGCGCACGGGCATTGAATGGACCGCCTACAAGAACCGCGAGGTTGTGGGGCAGAAAGCGGCGGGCATGGGCAGTGGTCAAACGTTTGGAATGTTGCAACGCGAAGGACGCAACTTTGATGCGCCAAAAACAGTAGACATCACAGCCCCCGCAACCGAAGCCGCGAAGCAATGGCAGGGCTGGGGCACAGCCCTGAAGCCCGCACTGGAGCCGATCACATGGGCAAGGAAGCCACTCATCGGAACCGTTGCGGCGAATGTCCTGCAGCACGGAACCGGGGCCGTGAACGTGGACGGCTGCAAAGTGGACGGCGAACGGCTGCCCGCGAATTTCATCCACGACGGATCAGAAGAAGCCGTGAGCCTGCTGGGCGAAGCCGACAGGTATTTCTATTGTGCCAAAGCGGACGCCAGCGAACGCCGCAACAGCAAACACCCAACCATCAAACCCGTTGCCCTGATGCGGTATCTGGTGCGACTGGTGACACCACCCGGCGGGCTGGTTCTCGATCCCTTCGGGGGATCGGGCACGACAGCCGAGGCGGCACGGCTGGAGCACTGCCGATTCCTGCTGATGGAGCTGTCCCCGGAATACTGCGCAGACGCAGCCGAACGACTGCGGCAGGGGGTGCTGTTTTGACAACTGAGAAAGCGGCCCCGCACCCTGCCAGAATGGCGTGCCAAAGCGCCACTAATTCTAACCTCAGCGGGTCCCTTTTCGCAAAATTCTTTTCTCGGCCAACCTCGGAAGTGCCATATTTTGTGCCTGAGTTTTGTTGTTTGCTTGCTTTTCATTCCCGGCGGCGATAATCTCACTCCGGGGATAATCTCACCGATCACAATGGAGTACACATGCCGAACGAAATTCAGAACGCAGCTGAGCGCGTGGCTCAGCAGATGCCAACAGCCGACGGGCCCTACGGATTCGCCTGGGTCGCGCTGCTGGTACCGATCATCACCGAGGCCCTCAACTGCCTCTTTCACAACGACGACGTGACCCCGGAGCAGGTGCAGTCGCGGGTGCGGACGATGCAGTTGCGCAACCCGGCTCGGCTCAAGCGACGCATGGCGCAGTCTGCCACGAAGGCGGCCAGACGCCAGGGCCACAAGATCAGCAGGCTCGAGGCCGAGCAGATCGCAGACGCTGCCATCGCAGACTGCCTCACGCAGCCGGCCAGTGTGGTCGAGTCTGCCGGGTTCAGCGCTCAGCGAGTCGACACAGGTGACGACACATGACAGCGCTGCTCTCTCTCTGTCTGCTGCTGCTGCTCGACGACCCGGCTCTGGTCTTTCCAACGCCAGCTCCAGCGGTCACTCCACAGCCACAGGACGTGGCGCCAGGGCCCATACGGATCAAGCCCGAGGAGTGGCTGCTGGTTTCTGGAAAGCGCCAGTGTCTGCTGATCGCAATCCCGGAGGGTGTGGTTAGCATCAGTGAGCAGCAGTTGCAGCAGGGGGAGACGGCAGTCTATCGCGGCAGATTTGCCGGGGGCAACGGGCAGATCACGACCCGTCGAATCTCTGATCCGTGGATCTACTCGATCGAGTCTCAAGCTCCCGGCAATGTCACTTTGGTGGTGGTCCCATACGGATTCAGCGACCCCGCAGAGCGGCAGATCGTACAGCTGGTGGTCGATGGCTCTGGCCCGATTCCTCCCCCTGGGCCGGGGCCATCGCCACCACAGCCACCACAGCCGGCAGACGCGGATCTGCGGGTGCTGCTGCTGGTGGATCAGGACGCACCGCCGGCGGCATTGCAGGCGGTCAACTCACAAGCGGTGCGACAGTGGCTGGATGCCAACTGTGTGCAGGATGCAGGACGAGCGGAATGGAGGCTCTGGGATCGGTCGGCCATCGAGTCGGACGGACTCGATTCGGCCCCGCCGATCTGGCGGAAGCTCTGGCAAGACGTCAAAGCGGATTTGGGTGATGGACCACAAGCGGTGATTGTCCGTGGCACGGACGCCACGGTCATCCCGATCGAGTCGCAGCCCCAGCTGCTGGCGGCTCTCAAGGCAGCAAGGGGGCAGTGATGAGCAGCAGTAGCATCCCGGCAGGCGCGATCATCATCGACGACTCGACGCCCGAGTCAGTCTGGGCCGGAGGCTCCCGAGGCCTCGACATGGCGGACCGACCCAACGCCGGCGGCTTCGGCTACGGATCGTCAGCCATGCCATACCCGACCAGTATGCGGACGATGACCATGGCCGAAATAAAGGCCAGCATCCGCGACGCCGAGAAATACAAGAGCCGGATCTCCGACATGATCCGACAGCACGACTGGGGCTGTAAGGATCAAGGGCAAACCAACTACTGCTGGGCCTTTGCCACGGTCTACTGCCTCGAGCTCGCAATACTCAGGGCCAACCAGACACCGGTGAGGCTGAGCCCCGCCAGCGTGGCAGCTCAGATCAAAGGCTACAGGAACGTGGGCGGCTGGGGCGGCGACGCCCTCAAGTGGCTACGGGAGCACGGCGCGGTGCCCCAGCAATACTGGCCGGAGCGAGCCATCGAGCGACGCTATGCTACACAAGGCAACCAGTTGGCGGCCCGCAAGTATCGCGCGACGGACTGGATCGAGGTTGAGCCACGGAACATGATGCAGGCAGCGACCATGGTGCTCAGCGGCTATCCGATCTCCGCAGGTTTCAACTGGTGGGGCCATCAGGTGGCGATCGTCGATGCCCTGATCCTCGACGGCGAGCTGTGCTGGGGTGTCATCAACAGCTGGGGCCCGACGTGGGGCGACAAGGGCTACGGTGTTCTCAGGGGACGCAAGGCCGTATTTGACGATGCGGTCTGTCCGATTGCAGGAGTGGCACAATGATCGCAGCAGTCGCAGCAATGGCCCTTCTGATCGCGGACGAATGGCGGTTCCGTGTGTCTGTCGCGCAGCCACAGCCGGCACCATTCGAGGAGCAGGCCGAGGAGGACTACTACGCTGTGCTGTTCACGGCTTCGTGGTGCGGGCCCTGCCAGCGATACAAGCAGACTACACTGCCGGCTGTGCAGCAGCTGCTGCCGGTCACACAGACCGACATGGACCGCAGCCCGGAGTATTGGCGGGCCCGTGTGGTACAATCCGGAGGTAAGCCGGTCACGGTGCCGGCGGTGACATCCATCCCGACGGTGTGGCTGGTGCGAAAATCTGACAGGATGCCGGTGGCACGATGGCGCGGAGGAGCAACACCAGCACAGATCGCGGCGGAGCTCAAGAGGCTCCGGAGCCAGTGAGCACGGCCACAGCCCCACGCAAGCGGCGAGCGGCGGCCCCGCGCTCAGCGGACGAGGTGCGCGACCGGGCCACGGCAGCCTACGAGCGACTTAAGGCCAAGGCGGCGGCGAGGTCCAAAGAGGTCAGCAACTCGGCTCGGGACATCGGCGACATCCCGCCAGTGGGTGACCCGGTTCTACGCGAGGCGTGCGAGGCGGATCTCAGGACGTTTTTGGAGCGGTGTTTCCCGCAGGCATTCCGGCTCGGCTGGTGTGACGATCATCTGGTGCTGATCGAGGAGCTGCAGCGAGTCATCGAGCGGGGTGGATTCCGGGCCGTCGGTATGCCACGCGGCACGGGGAAGAGCACGATCATCATGCGGGCGATGATTTGGGCCATCGTCCGGCGGCTGCATCCGTTCTCGATGATCGCAGCAGCCAACGCGGGGAAGGCGGAAAAGCTGTTGAGGGACATCGTCACAGAGTGGTCGCACAATCCCATGCTCTACGACCTCTGGCCGGAGGTGGCTTACCCGATCCGCAAGCTGGAGGGGATCAGCAACCGAGCCAAGGGCCAGCTCTACAGGGGGCAGAACACTAACATTCAGATCTCGACCAAGACGGCAGTATTCGCCACGCTCGACGGATTCGCGGGGACGGGCGCGATCGTCACGGCCAGCGGCCTGATGGAGGCTGTTCGCGGTGCGCTGCATACGCTGCCAGACGGTCGAGTTATTCGGCCCTCGATGCTGTTGTGTGACGACTTTCAGACAAGGGAGTCAGCCCTGTCCGCCATTCAATGCCACGGCAGAACGGAAGTTATTCAAAATGACCTGGTGGGGATGCGAGGCCCGGACACGCCATTCTGTGCATTGGTGACGTGCACTGTGATCCGCAGCGACGACGCAGCCGACAGACTGCTCAACCGCGAGATCAATCCGGACTGGTGCGGGATACGTCGGGCCTTTATCCGCCAGATGCCGGACGACGCGGCCATGCAGCTGTGGTCACAATACGGCGACATCCGGGCGGCATCACTCCGGGAGCACGGCGACATTCGCGACGCGACCCGGTTCTATCGCGAGCATCGGGCGGCCATGGACTCCGGCAGCGAGGTTGCCTGGCCGGCGAGGTACAGCGCGAGCAGCGGCGAGATCTCAGCTCTGCAGCATGGGATGGAGTGGTACTATCGCAGCCGGAGCGGGTTCTTCAGCGAGCTGCAGAACGAGCCCCAGAAGGACGAGAACGAATCGAGAACATGGCTCACGGCTCAGGACATCGCCGACAGTCGGCGGGTGAAGCTCCCTCGAGGGGTGGCCCCGAAGGGGTTCCACAAGCTGGTGGCCATGGTGGACGTCCAGCAGACTCTGCTCTACTACACGGTCGCCGCGGCCCGTGAGGATGGCTCTCTGCATGTGATGCGATACGGGACATTCCCCGAGCAGGACGACCCCTACTTCACGCTCAAGGAAGCGCGGCGAAAGCTCAGCCACAAGTACCCGCAAGCCGGCGACATGGCGGCTCTCAGCCAAGGCATCACGGAGTTTTGTGAGTGGTTATTCGCTCAGGACTGGCGGAGCGAGGACGGCGGCCACATGACGCCCGAACTGGTGGCCTTCGACGCACGCTGGAAAACCGATTTGGTGAAGTCGGCACTCAGTCGCAGCAACCATCGGCAGCAGCTGCTGGCGTACATGGGCCAGAGCTATCGGGCGGCAGACAAGCCGATCTCAGAGCGCAAGTACGACCCCGGCTCACGAGTCGGCCTAGGCTGGGTGATCGTCAAACGCAAGCAGGCCGGCGACATCCGCAATTGCCTCTCAGACGTGAACTACTGGAAGACAGCATTCCATGACCAGATGGCCGTCAGGATCGGCCACGCCGGGGCCATCACGCTCTACGACGGGATGCATCGGCTGTACTCCGAGCATCTCACGAGCGAGTATGCCACCCAGACCGAGGGCCGAGGGCGGACGGTGATGGAGTGGCGGTTACGGGTCGGCGCAGAGAACCACTGGCTCGACAGCTCAGTGGGCTGTCTGGTGCTGGCCTCTGTGCTGGGGTGCAATGTGCCCGAGGTCAGTGAGGCCACGGAGCAGAAGCGACGGCGACGAATCAAACGCAGAACGGAGGTGAGAACGTGAGCGAGGGAAAAACGGGGCGACCCAAGGGCAGCAAAACGCGGGACCGTGTTGTGGTGGACGTCAGGGTCTCGCACTGCCCCATATGCCACAGCACAGAGCGGGCGGAGTACATCGACGCACCGCAGCGGATCGACGGCGATGGCATCAGCCCCGAGGGCAGACCCTACACGGCTGTTCTGCTGCGGCGGACGTCATGCCTCAACTGCGGCCAGTACCGGGTGGATCGCAGCTATATCTGCGAGCTGAAATCGGGCGATCCTGTTTCGCCCGTTGACGACTGACGGGCAGGCCCGCAGACTGCGGGCATGAGCGAAACCACTGCCCAGAAAATCGCCCGACTCCGTGAGCTGCTGCAGAGCGGCGTCACGTCAGACAGTCGCGACGGCGCATCGACGTCCTTCGATCTGGACACCGTGCGCCGCGAGCTGCAGCGGCTCGAGGAGCAGACCGGGGCAAGGCCTCGACGGTCCCGCTTGATCAACGTCATGATGAGCCGGAGGTGATGCGGTGAGTACCACCAGCCCCGGCACGACGGACACCACCTATCAGGCCCTCAACCCCGGCAATCGCCGGCGGTCCGCTACCGCCAAGGTGCGACTCGAGGACAGTCTCCTCAACGACCGGCGACGCGAGGCACTCGCAGCCAACGCCCTCGACGTGTGGCGCAATATGGGGCTCCTGGCATGGGCCATTCGGCGGACGCTGGACTACTGCTGCCTGTGGGACTTCCAGCCACGAACTGGCGATCGTGGTCTCGATGTGGCACTCAAGCAGCTGATGGCACGGGACACGGAGCCCGAGGCCATCGACACCTACGGTCGCATGGATTGGGATGATATCCGGCGGGTGGCCGAGGCACAGAAGCTGCTGGCCGGCGATTGTTTTCTGATCAAGCAGAGCGACTGGACTGTGCAGCTGATCGAGGGTGCATTTTGCCGGTCGCCAGCCTACGGACGCAACGACCAAAAGCAGTGGCTCAACGGCGCCAAGCTCCGCAGCGGTCGGGTGGTTGCGTGGAATTTCTCCGAGGAGGACCCGCTCACGGGGACGCGCGGCGACCGGATCATCCGCCAGAGCAATGTCTGGCAACACTGCCAGTTTGAAGGCAGGCCCAACCAGATCCGGCCACAGTCTCCGATCGTCGCAGCCCTGAATGAGTTTCGCGACGTCGATGAGACATTCGATCACATGCGCGCCAAGATCAAGCTCGATCAATTGTTCGGGATCGCATTCAGCCGCAAGCCCGAGGCCGAAGCCTTCGACTCGGACAACGACACCGACGGCTCACAGGACGCATCGGCCCGCGTGCTCGATTTCGGGCAAGGCCCGGCGGTGTTTGATTTGGATGAGGGCGAGGACGTGAAGGCCATCGAGTCGGGCAACCCGGCCAGCCAAACGCAAGACTTCCTCAAGCTCTGTTTGCAGATCGCATTGAAGTCGCTGGACTTGCCCTACTCATTCTTCGACGAAAGCTGGACCAACTACAGCGGCAGCAGAGGCGCGTGGAATCTCTTTGAGCGCGCTTGCCACGCCCGGAGGAAAACACAGGAGCGGCTGCACAAGAGACTCACGCAATGGCTGCTGCTCAAGTGGGCTCTCCCGACGGACTTCGGCGGCACTGGCGAAATTAGCCTACCGGGCGGCCAGCTGGTCTCCGATCTGCAGTGGCGATGGGTGCCACGCGGCATCGCATTCTGGAAACCGCAGGAGGAGCTCGACGTGGCACTGCGGTCAGTCGCTGCGGGTCTCCAGTCGATGCAGGACGTGTGTGACACGTGGGGATTCGGCGACTATTTGGACAACTGCCGAGAGATTGCCAAGGAGCGCGAGGAGCTCGCATCACTCGGCTATCTGCAGACATGGAGCAACGCGGCGATGGTTAAGCTGGAGGCAGTGCAATGAATCGCGGATGGCAGATCGACATGCGGTGGCTGCAGGCATACGAGCACAGGCTGGCCATGAAGGCCGGCAGGCCCCGGAGCGACATGGACCCAGAAAAGATCGACGACCGCATCTACGATCTGTGGGCGGAGATGCTGGGGTTTGAGGACTCGACGCCAGTCAGCTACACCGAGGACGGAATCGCCATCGTCTCGATTGTGGGCCCGCTGTTCAAAAGCAAAAGCAGCCCATTCCGCAGCAACTACGCGAGCATCCTCGAGGGTCTCGAGGAATTGCTGGAGATGCCACCCCGCGCTGTGGTCCTGCGGATCGACAGCCCCGGCGGTGTGGTCGATGGCGGCACGGCTGTTGTCGATGCTGTGAATGAGCTGGCCCAGAAAACGCTGGTAGTGGCCAGCGTGAACGGCTGCGGCTGCTCGATGGCCTATCGCATCGCATCGCAGGCCGGCAGCATCTGGGCCAGCAAGGACTCTGAGGTCGGATCGATTGGCACATACTGGCAGGTGATCGACTACTCGAAGGCTTACGCAGATGCTGGCCTTCGGTCGGTGCTGCTGACGTCGGGAGCCTACAAGGGCATCGCCACGCCAGGCGAAGAGATCACGCCGGACCAGCAGGCATTCTTGCAAGGCAAGGTCGACGAAATGAATGCCCGATTTCTGGCCGATGTGGCCAGTGGTCGGATCATGACAAGCGAGCAGGTGGCGGCCGTCTCTGACGGTCGATGGTGGTCGGCAGCCGAAGCTGCTGGCCTCGGTTTGGTGGATCAGATCGGCGGTCTCGAGGACGTCCTCGCAGCCATCCGGTCACAACAAGGACAGGACACGATGAACAAGCAGACGCTGCAGCCAGCGGCGGCAGAGGAGCAGCCAGCAGCTGCAGCGGCAGAGGTGCCGGTGACAGTGCAGGAGGCACCGACGCAGCCGGATCTGGCGGCTTACATGACAGCATTCGGCGACGCCGAGGGCGCCCGGATGTTCCGCGACGGCCTCGATTTTCACGCGGCCCAGGCATCGCATCTGCAGACACTGCAGGGAACGATCCAGGATCTGCGAGCCGAGCTGGCCCAGCTCAAGCAGCAGGCGGCCAGCATGGCCGAGGCAGTCAAGGGTGAGACGACGCCGGTGGCGATTGGTGGCACGGTGCCACGCAGTCTGGCCGAGGCATTCCGAGCACGCAAGAATTGAGGAGTAGACGACAATGGCGGACACACTTAGCACTCTGAACGAGCTGATTCGATTCAACTCGCTCGACGTCAACCCGGCTGAGATCACGGACATCCTGAACAAGGCACCAGTGTTGCGAGCGCTGCACGCGATGCAGTCAAGCAACGGCACGGTGCACAAGTTCAACGTCGAGACGACCGCGCCTGTGATCGGCTTCCGGGCGGTCAACGCGGGTGCTGATTACACGGCCAGCATCTCGACGCAGACGTCGGTGGATCTCAAGTACATCGACGCCAAGGTGATCGAGGACGCGGCGGCTTGCCGAGCCTATCGCTTCGGTGCTGAAGCGTGGATGAATCAGCGCACGGCACGACAGATCCGCGAGGCCCTGTTCACCCTGGAGAAGCAATTCTTCAACGGCACGGTCGGCGGATCGGCTGATGGCTTCCTCGGTCTGGCCGACTCGGCCAACTACAACGGAGCCAGCGACGCGCTGGTCATCAACGCAGCCGGCACGACTGCCTCGACAGGCAGCTCGGTCTGGTTCCTGCGATCGACTCCAGACGATGCCTCGGTGGCTCTGGTGGGTGCGGGCGACCAGTCGCTGTCGAGCCCCAATATCAATTTCACCGTCGGCGAAATCTTCGAGTCGGTTGTCCTCGGCAGCAACAGTAAGTCGATGGTGGCCATGGTGCGAGATGCCGGCGGCCATCTCGGTGTGCAGGTCGGGTCGAAGTACGCCGTGGCCCGCATTGCCAACCTGACTGAGGACAGCGGCAAGGGTCTCACCGACACGCTGCTGGCACGGGCTCTGGCTCTGTTTCCGGCCAGCGACCAGCCGACTCACATCTGCATGAACCGCCGATCGCTGCGGCAGCTGCAGGTGAGCCGGACAACCTACAGCCCGACCGGGATGCCAGCGCCTCGACCGACTGAGTACGAGGGCATTCCGATCGTCGTGACCGACGCCATCACCAGCACGGAAACGCTGCTGGCCTGATCGTCATGCCCCGCTCGCTGGTCGGCGCTTCCTCCGGGCGCCGGCCAGTGGGCTCTTTCTCTTGAGGTCTCCCCGTGGTCACAGCAATCCAGGCAGCACAGCGAGCAGCGCAGGCAGCATCATTCCGAGTGCGGGGTGAGGCGGCTGTCTACGCGCGTGGTGCCAACAGTTGCGAGCTGACGGCGGTGCGAGGCCAGTCGACATGGGAGCGATCCGAGACGTACCAGGCGGTGCGGGTTGGCGATCGCTCGACAGACTGGATCGTCCTCGCTGCGGATCTAATCATCAGCGGCACCGTGGTTACTCCGCAGCGGGGCGATACCATCACAGTCGACGACATCACATTCCGGGTCATGCCATTCGGTCCGAGCTCGCAGCTCTGGCAGTACCACGATCCAGAGCGGCGCTACATCCGCATCCATACGAAGGAGCGCGACTGATGGCAGCGCGTATCCGGACACTGGCGGCGGCACTGGTCACACAGCTGCAGGCCTACCCGTCTCTGCCGGCTGGCATCACAGTCAGCAGGCGGCGGAGCTACACGGCCATCATCGACGAAGTGAGCGACACGCAGGGATTCCTGACGGTCATCTGCCCTCGAGTCGAGGACACCAGCAACCGGGGCGACGTCAGCGAGGACATCACCATCGCCATCGTCCTCACGGTGCGCTGCACAGCCGAGGCAGTCGCAGCATCGGACACCTACGAGGATTTGCTCGAGGGGCTGTGCGATCATCTGCGGACGTCGTCGACGTATCGGCAGGTGACACTGGCCGGCAGCATCGCAGCAAGGCGGCGGTCGGTCTCGATCGCGACGACATGCGACGGTGAGATCCTCGATCAGATGGAGGTGTTTGTCGGTGTGATCGAGACTGTCTGGACTGTATCCGTGGGGAATCGAGCATGAGCGAAACCATCCGATTCCGAGCCAAAATGAAGATGCGATTCACTCGCCGGCCAGACGGCACCGTCCGCAGCGAGCTCGGCATCACGGAGCGGCAGGCGAAGTTCTTCGACGTGGTTGGCGGCAGCATCCGCAAGGTGGCTCGGCGCTCACTCAAGCGGGCGGCGATGAAAAAGCTATCGGAGCTCACGCCCGAGGAGCTCGAGCGATTCCGCCAGCGGCAGGCGTGGTATCAGCTGGCACAGCAGCGGGGGTACGCGGCACGCAAGCCGAGACGGCCAGACAAGATCAGCCAGCCCGGCAAGCCACCATTGCTGCACAATCAGATGAGCCCGCTCAAGGAGCGGCTCTTCTATGCGATCAGCGACGACAACCAGTACGTGGTGGTGGGTCCGGAGCTGTACAAAAAAACGGTCCGCGTTGCTGCTGGCGGACTGACAACGATCGAGCAGCTGGAGGAGCGCCGGCCATTTATGAGACCGGCTTACAACGTCATCGAACCCAAGATTCCCTATTACCTTGAAAGGGCCTTTCAATAATGCCAAACGTAGCAGACGGTTCCGTCCTCGGCGACGATTGCAAGCTGTACTACTCCGCAACCCTCGGCGGTTCCGGAGCACTGACAGAGATTCCCGTGGTGATCGACGATGCCATCAGCAGCGAGCGGCGAGCGGTTGAGAGCAACTGCCGGGGCGACTCCGAGATCAGTGAGCACACAGGCAAGCCAAAGTACACCATCTCGGCAAACATGCTGTTCAAGCGCGGCACGCCAGGCACGACATACGCGGCCATGCGGTCGGCCTATGTGGCCGGCACGGTGCATCACTACGCACTGGCCAGCGGTGCGATCGCAGACGTCGGCCAGGTGGTGTTCCGGATCGAGGGCAGGATCAAGAGCTGGAATGAAACCCGGCCCGACAATGACACGGTTAAGGTGGCGATCGAGATCGCCAAGGCTGCGGACAACAGCTACGCCAGCAACTACAGCACAGTCTCAAGTTGAGGAGGACATCATGGCAGTGGTACTCGGACAGGTCGACGAGGTGCAGGTGACAAGCGCAGACGGCACCACCAGCACGGTGAAGCTCAAGGTGATTGCAGTGGTTGGGGGCAACCAGCAGCAATCAGAACCAACAACCACAACCGGAGGATCAGGAGATGGCCCAGTATCGTGACACAGCCGGCAAAACGCACCCGGTCCGGATCAGCATCGCGGCACGCCAGCGCATCCTCGACTCGACAGAGTGGGATGTGCTGGAGATGGCCCACAACCCGCAGCGGCTCAGCGAGTTTCTGGCGGCTATCCAGCTGGATGACACGCTGATTTACGAGGTCCTCGCAGCGATCGAGCAAGTTCCGTCGGCCACACTGATGGAGGCGGCGGACGGCTCGACGCACGAGGAGGCATCGACCGCGCTACTGGAGGCCCTCGCCGATTTTTTCCCGAAAGGCAGCGCGATGAAAGTCGGGCTGCAGGATCTGCTGGCAAAGGTGGAGCAGGCTCAGGCCGAGGCACGGCAGGCGATCAGCGAGCAGATCGAGGCAGCGGTGGAGGCTCTCGATATCAACTCGATGGCATCGACTGCAGTGGCCCCGATGAATGGCTGACACGGCTGCGGTGCATGACAGATCTGGATCTCGGGCCGATGACGCTGAGGCAGGCTCTGTGGGCTGTGCATCAGTCTCAGCGGCTGAAGTCTCAGCGGCTCGGGTCACTGATGGCGGCTCTCTACAATGTGCAGCGGACGAAGCGATCTGATCGAGTGTGGACGTGGCAGGATTTTTTCGGCGACTCCGAACGGCGCAGGCCCTCGGGTCGCGAGGTGCTGCTGGCTCAGCTGGTGCAACACGCGCCAGGTGAAATCCAGTGGTTGGCGGGATACGGACCGGAGGTGCTGAGTGGCGAGCAGTAGAGCAATCGAGGCGGCTCGGGCCTTTGTGAAAATTTTCGTGGACGATACCCCGCTCAAGCGGGGACTCACCACGCTGACGACTCGGCTCACAGCTGCGGCCAAGGGTGTGGCCGGCATCGCGGCATCACTCGGCACGGCTGCAGTCGCAGGCGGCATCGGGCTGATCGTCTCCGGCATGAGTGCGGCGGCGGCCTCGGTGTGGCGATTCTCGGAGGCTGCTGCAGGGATCGACGACATCGCACAGCGGACTGGGGCGAGCGCTGAGGCACTGAGCCAGCTGCGGTATGCTGCCGAGCAATCCGGGGCGAATCTCGAGGCTGTTGAAAAGGGCATGCGCAAGCTGGGCGACGTGACGACGCAGGCAGCCAACGGCAGCAAGTCGGCGGCGGCTGCCCTGGCCTCGGTTGGGCTGTCCGCTGAGCAGCTGCTGGCCATGCCGGTCGAGGATCGGTTTCTGGCGGTGGCTCAGGGCATCAGCCAGATTCAGGACCCGGCGGCGCAGGCCTCGGTGGCGATGGATCTGCTGGGCAAGTCTGGAGCGGATCTGGTGCCGATGATGGCTGACGGTGCCGGCGGCATCCGGGCCCTGATGGCCGAGGCCGACAAGCTCGGCATGACGATCAGCGGTGAGCAGGCGGCAGCGGCGGCAGTCTTCGACGACAAGTGGCAGGGGCTGGTGGCCACGTTGAGGAATGCCAGCAACATCATCGCGGTGGCGGTTCTGCCGTATCTGTCGCAGATGATTGACCTCGTGATGGCGACATGGCCAGCGATACAGACACTGGCCAAGCTGGTCGGCGAGACGCTGGTGGCCAGTTTCGGCCAGGCCTACGACGCGATCGGGGCACTGCTGCAGCCCTTCGCCGGGCTGGGCTCGGCAGTCTCTGACACACTCTCCAGCATCATGGGAGCACTCACGGCTGGCGACGTGGCAGCGGCGGCTGGCGTGTTCTGGGCGAGTCTCGATGTGGCATGGGCTCAGGGGATTGCAGCCATCTCCGATCAGTGGTACGCATGGCGGAATGGATTCCTCGACGTGTTCGGGCAAGCGGTCGCAGGGGTCCGGCGGATGTGGGCCGAGACGCAGGCATGGCTCAGCAGTGGCATCGTCGACATCATGGCCTATCTCGATAACTCGCTAAACGCGGACGCGATCAAGGCCGAGATCGATCTGATGGCCACGCAGCAGGTGCAGCAGATCGACCAGCAGGCGGCGGCGGACCAGCAGGCGAGAGCCGATGCCTACGCGGCACGACTCGACAAGGCCAGCGCAGAGCTGGCGGCAGCTCGGCAGGAGTGGTCTGCAGCAGTCGCCACAGCGGCGACGGCGGCCAGCACGGCGGCCAACCAGCCAGACGCGGCGACGACTGCCGGCAAGAAGTTCGATGAGCTGATCGGCGAGTTGAAATCGGCAGACATCGCCACGCGAGTAGACAAGGCGGTGCAGCAGGCTGGGCCGGCTCAGGATTTGCGAACGGCTGGCGGTGCTGGTGTGCTCAACCGCATCATCAACCAGCAGGGGACGCTGAGCCAGCAGCAGCTCGACCAGCTTAAAGAGATTCGCGGCA